ACACCTTAACCAACCCACACTCACTGGCAACACAGCCCCCAGCGTGGCCCTACTTGTAGGCAGCACCCCCCTCGATAACGCTAACCCGAAACACAGGGTTATAACGTCCAGTGTCCTGGAACGCGTCAAGGGGATCCGATAGTACAAACGACTATCATGGGACTGATTCCGTTCGGGTAACACCGCACGAAGGGGGGGTGAGGAACAGAGAGCTGGCTCTCAGCGGATTAACCACAAGGGAAAGACCTCCGTCTTTTAAACCGCTCTTCTAACCCCAAACGAGTAGTAACCTCCCTGTTACAGCCGGCACCCACCGTTCACAGATCAAGAATAGCCCAAGGGCCAGTCTCGACAGAAGGACGACGCGAATAAAGGATTCATCCACGGTTGATGTGTAGATTTGGTCTCAAGAATTAAAGGACGAGTAGTAAGGAGCGGATGGTCATCCGCCCAGGTACTACCCTTATAACTTCTTAAGAGACTGGGAAACCTAGATTCAAAGAAACTAAGTAACTCAGCTGGCCAGACAAAGGCCCAAACTACACCACCGTACGTGAATTTTGACTTCAGACGGGGGGTTCGGAGACGGGTGCGTTTCTTCCACTCTTGACGGTCGATCCTTTCGGTCAAGGGGCGAACCCTCTTGCCGATCCATCGATCAACTCTATCTCGACAGAGTAGAGCAGCAGTATCGGAAACAAACCCGTACACCTTAGGATGAGGAGGTGGACCGACCTTGGTCGCCACGTTCCTATCCGTGCCTCTCCTTTCAACCGGAGCCGGCCCTTCCAGGGCCGCACACCGGAACCAACGCCTTCTGAGAAGCTCACGACGCCATCTGGGCCCCAATACAGAAATATCGGAGAGAACGCCCCGGAGGGCAATTTCGTGTCTCATCATATCATTGACTACCCGCAGGCGGACAGGCCAACGAAATGAAGAAACCCCACGGACCACATCGCCAAGAATGCTCCCTGGTTTGGAGCGGTCGGGAAGTAGGAAAGACAGGACAGGCTTCGAGACAAACCTATGCCTAGCAGCGTCGTAGATGTGACTGTTCAACTCACACCATCGACGGCTTCTACCTGTCTTTTCACTATTAACAACGAATCCAAAAGCGGAAGTGACCCGGACCCAAGTGTCATAGAACTTGGAATCACCTGCAAAACAGCAATCATCTCCGTTGAACCTACCAACCCTCCTCCTCCCTTGACTATCGCTGATATCGCAGGCGATATCCCAGCAAGCTTTGTTAAGCAGGCATAGAAGAGGGAAACTGACCAAGTTCCCCATCATCGAGCCCCTTTTGATCGGTCTCTCGAGATGATCGCAAAGCCGCAATTTATAACGAAGGTCAGAGAAAGACTCCAGGAGCACCTCTCTCTCAGTCACCGTTAACTCCGGTGATTCCGAGATGACATCAACGATGCATTCGACGGCAGGCAAGTATATATTATCAGTCGCGGCGGAATAGTCCCCGCTGATGATATCCTCACCCTCTCGAAGATCTTTGATGACAGCCTCAAAATCCTCATTAAGTACCTCCCCTCTGACACACCACCCGAACGAGGTGATATGGTCGTAAAG